ATATGTGTATTCATTCATAGGGCTATAATTATTTATTTGGGTAAATTGGGCGTATCACTTCCAGCGTGTCCGCACGAACAATAGCAATACGTTGGTAATATTTCTCACAAGCAGCTTTAAAACCACCGCACCAAGCGCACTTTGCTTCGTATTGGGCTATTATGTCCTTTTCTGCCTTATTCAAGTCTGTAGCAGGAAAGGCTTCACCTATCCGTATCTGGTCGTTCTTATCGTGCTGTAGCACTCTGATGTAAATTGTATTATTCATATTCGGTGTTACATTATGGTAGTCCGTAGGCTACCTGATTATTATATAGTAAATTCACGTTTGAAGTCTTCATCATCTTTAATGTATTCACTCAATGCAGATAATAGCCCACGTTTACTTCCACATTTTGCAATACTAAATAACCCGTTATTCTTCTGTTCGTCTGTTGTGATGAAGATGTAGCCATCTTTAACCTCCGGCTTGAATGGCTTAATTTGCGATTTTAATTTTCTGAAATTAATAGCCATATCTTATTTTCTTAAAATTTCGTCTAACAGTTTTTTATCAGCATCCCAAAGGTTGTACCCTTTGGCGATCTTTCTTCTTAGATACTCTTTTTCCCCGATCATGGCGATTGCCTTTTCTCTCAAATCTGATGCGCTCCACTTTTCAGCTTGATCTATCAGAAGGTTTGTAAGGCACTTTCTTTCTTCGTAAAGTTCACGTACTAATACCGTCTTTCGCTCTATCTCTTTTAGGGCTGTTGGGTTCTCCATCCACAACTTACAAAAAGCGTCTTTATCAAGGTCTGTATTCATGTAGCACTCTTCTACTTCCGTATAACCATCTGCCGATAGTTTTAAACCCGTTCTTTCTTCAAATTCTTTCTGTGTCATATCTGAATGTATTTAGTTTTATATTCTTTTCGTGTAACTGTTTTTATTACGTTGCAAATATATGTAACATTGGTAATATTACCAAATGAAATAGGTAATATTTTCAAGTGATATTACCAATATTTACCAAGTGAAACATAGAAATATTATCATTATCAGATATATAGCTTTTCAGAAACACTGCAAAATAATTTCAGAAAAAGCATTTTTTAACATTGCGAAAATCTATGCTCTTTAATTTATTCTACTTATTAAAATAGATATTTTAAGATTATAGCTCTGATTTTGAAGAAAACAAGTATAAAAAACATTGGTGTATATATACACCGTTATTGAAAATATTACCTACATTTGCAGTATAACTAAAGTAATATTGATATGAATAAGACACTCTTTAAGAAAGTCAAAGACTTATGTAAGGACACTGGTTTATCAGAGAAGTACCTTACTGCGATAACCGAAAAAATGGGTGGCAGCATTGAGGATGATTCTACTGATGAAGCGGAAATCGAAAAAGTAGCAAACCAAATAGCGGATGTGGCAAAAGAAAGTCAAGGAGAAGCTACCAGGTGGGCTAACAAAGCGAAGGAACCAAAGGAGCCAAAAGAACCGAAGGAACCCAAAGAACCTAAAGAACCGAAGGAGCCAAAGGAACCTGATAACGATCCAAACAAACGGATCTCCGAACTTCAAGCGGAAATGGATAAAATGAAACAAGAGCAAGCTAAGAAAGATCGTGAAACAGCCGTTCAAGCAGCTCTTAACAAGCATGGTATTCCCGAATGGAGAAGAAAAGGTTTGGTTATTCCTGATGAAGAGGATCCAGATGCTTATTGCGCTGGTCTGAAACAAGACTTAATAACTCAAAACCTTATTTCGGAAGATCCAGAGAGTGTAAAAACAGCAAACGCAAAGAATGTTGAAGAGGCTTCTGATGCGTTGCTGGAATCAATTATTGTTAAATAAATCATTTTACAATGAAACGAACAAAAATCTCATTTGTCGGTGAAAAACCGATTTTCACAGGCAGTCCGCAAATTGTACCAGGCGGTTTTAATCTGGATCGGGAGAAACAGCGTTTTTCTGTAGGTGATATTATCCCTGCCGGAACACTCGCTATTTTCGATGAAGTTACAAGAAAGGTACAGATTGTAAAAACAGCGAAGGTTAAAGCTATCGGCACAAAGGATAAGAAAGTTATCACTTTGTATTCAAATGGCTATTGTTCACCCTGCTTTTCTGTTGGAGATAAGCTGTTACAAGCTAAATCCGTTAGTGGAACTTTTGAAGATGCTCCTTCTATTGTATCTATTGAAAAGCCTGGTGTGTCAAACGCTCCGTATGTAATTACACTTTCTGCTGAGATCTCAGGTTTGGCAGTAGATGATGTGCTTGTAGAGGTTGTTGAAAGCTCTACTAATGCTGCTGTTATTGGTGAACCTAACTCTTTAACAATCGAAGAAGTTACTGTAAAAGAGTTTGAAACAGCCATAGATGTTACAGAGGACACTATGCAATATGCTGTAATGGAAAGACGTGTTTTGCCTATTCCCGACAGCATGAAGGATAGCACGAAACGCTATTTAAAAGCGAACTCTCACATTCGATTGTCGCAAACTTATTAAAAGGAGGTGCTAAATGAAATCTATTTATTCAACTTTTACTGGTTTGTTTAAAGATGGCAAACCTATTGATTTTCTCGCAACGTGGAAAAAGACACTGGATAAGGCTTCAGAACGTGAAGTAGCATTGTTCCAGAAAACTTATTCGGATGAGTGGTTTGATTGGGAGGCTCCGCAACTCTCTTTGAGAGCTGAGGGTATTATGGGCAAATATCATTTGCGTGTGATGGCAACCCTGATCGGTGATGAATCCCCCACTCCGTTAAGACGTTCTGACGGTTTTGATATTTGGAATGAAGAAATTCCACGTGTCGGACATAAGTTCTTTATGAAGGCTTCCACTTACCGCAAGTTGCTGGAAGTTTATAAATCTCCGTTCTTGAAAGACGGTCAAAAGGTTAAGCAGATTGAAAAGACTTTGCGTAACGATGTGGAAAACGCTTATCTGGGCTGCAAAGATACTGCTGATTTTATGATTCTGAAAGCTATATCAAACTTCGGTGTTTGTCGTTTCATTCCTTCTATCAACAACCCTGGTGGACGTGAGTTTGAAATTGATTACCTGATGGATGAAGCTAACAAACTCGTTTCAGCCTTATTGTGGAATGACGCTAACTCAAAAGCTGGCAAGTTGGATATTATTCTAACTCTTACCATGATCGTTACCTTGTTCAAAAACAAAGGTGTCGTATTTGAAGAGTTACTGATGGCTCCTGAACTGCTTGCATTTATCCGAAGAGATATTACAATTCGAGAAGCAGCCTACGGTAAGGACAAATCCGGCAAGGTTGTTACTATCCCAGACTTGAACACCTTGTTTGCTGATAACGGTCTGCCTAAAGTTCGTGAGATCACCCGTCTTGTGGGTATTGAAAAGGACGGAGAACGTGAGCCGTTAGATCCCTGGAATCACAATATGATTGTATTTAAACCTGCTGGAAAGATTGGCTTTATCCAGCCTTCTATTGAAGATAACGAGCTGTTTGAAGAGGACAATGTAGATTACATGAATGCTGGTAACGGTATTCGTATAGCCAAATGGCGTACTGGTGAATCTACAGGGCAAAAGGCTGGTGAATATACACAAGGATCTGCCCGTTTGATCCCGGTTATCACTGAAATTAACGGTATTGTCTGCTTGCAAGTTAGAGGCTTTGAAGAGCCGGAAGAAGCAGTAGAGGGAGTAACTTTTTATACGAAAGAACAATTCGATCAGAAGGCAGCAGCAGCTTCTTTGGTCGGCTAAAAACGATGCAATATGGTAACATTAAAAGTATTAAAGAAGTTCCAAGATAAGGACAACAAGGAGAAAATTTACCAAGTCGGTGAAACTCTATCAACAAGCGATTTGGATCGTGTAAATAATCTTGTTTCACGAGGAATTTGCAGTATTTCTGCTATCAAGGAGGCTAACAAAGAAGAAAAGAAACCCGAAAAAATTAGCCTTTTTGATAAAGAGTTTGAAATCGGTGCTGTAAAAGGTGCTTTGGCTGAGATTGGCGTTTCAATCAATAAAAATGCTGGCGTTCAAGCAATCACCAACAAACTCGGTGAACTTACAGAAGAGCAAAACAAGGCTCTTTCTGAAATCTTATGTAAAGAGTAACCTATGACGAATTTAGACGCTATCCGTGCTTTATGCACTAAAATATGTTCCGGCTTCTACCCGGATCAGAATGTACTTGAATTTACCCTTTTGGATAATGGTATAGATCCTTCTAAAAACTTCATCCCCAAAGATGTTGAACTGGTGAAGGCTGCTATCAGTATCGTTAAGGGAATGACTGAAAACAGCCATTCGGAAAGTGGAATTTCTGACGGGTGGGATGCGGATCGTATTAATAAAAGTATCTCCGCTATTTGTCGGGAGTACAATATAGATAGCTCTGATTTTGTCGAAGAATCTTCTGTATCAGACGGTTCTAACCAATGGTAAGTTATGCAATACAACGGAACAATACAGTATAAGGTTTTATCTGGTGGCGGTTTGGATGGTAACGGTGAGCCGATTATCTCTACCGTATCATGGAGTGAGCCTATACGTTGTCTGTACAAAACGGTAAAGCATAGCAACACGATCTATCAACAAGGTAAGTTTACTGATAAAAGCTATGAGATCCTAATTGAAAGTAGGGATTTTCAAGCTGATACGGTAAAACTTACCAATGATAGAACACAGTTTTTGGGTGAGTTTGAAGTACAGGATATTGAGTTTGTTAATCGCTCAGGAAGAGTAAAGATTACGGTTTGATGGGATTCACGAAGAAAACGCCGGATAGTGCTTTTAGCAACTTTCTTGATGATACCAAGAAAGCCATTATAGGTAGAGCTATTAAGGCTTTTATCTATGTCGGTGAAGCGTGTCTGAAAGAAGCCCGTTTAAACGGCAACTATACAGACAGAACGGGAAACCTTAGAAACTCTATCGGTTATGCCGTACTTTTTGATGGTGAAGTTATGGAAGAAAGTGCTTTTGCCAACACAAAAGGTGGGCAAAATGGAAAGAAGCATTTGGATAGCTTGAAAAATAACTATCAAAACGGTATTGTCTTGATTGTATCTACTGGAATGAGTTACGCAGCTTATGTAGAAGCCCGTAATTATAATGTCCTTACTTCTTCCGAACTGCTGGCTAACAAACTTGTACATCAGATTATGAAACAATTAGGCTTTGAAATGAAATGAATAAGACAGGTGATGAAATAGAGCTGGACGTTTTCAACATTATCACAAACAGCCAACTTGCAAAGGAAATAAAAGGTAACGTTTATCGTGAAGGAACACGAGATCTAAACCCTATGGAAGAGGATATAATTGTATCGTTTCTTACTGGTTTGGATGGGCAATTTCAAACTGGCTCCGTAACGGTAAATATTTATGTTCCCGACAAAGACAATGGCAGTAAGGTATTGGTTAAAGATGTTGGCAGATGTCGTTATCTGGCACGCAAAGCCGATGAGGTTGTTAGAGCCTTGAAACCTACTGATTACAGATTTTCTTTAGGTGCAACAATTAAAAGCTACAAAGCAGAAAAGGTAGCTATGCACTTTGTAAACGTAAAGATCAATTTTGAACTAAAAACATTTTAAATTATGGCAAACAGTGGTATTACATGGGGTAAACCCCTGGTCGAATTTGGGTTAACTGGTGAGGAAGATGCAGCTCCTTCCAGTTTCAAAACAATGCCCACAGCCGAAGAAAATACAGTTCTTCTTACAACCGTAAAAGGGAGTGCGAATGAATTGTACGGAGAAGGGCATGAACTGGTAGCTCGAAAAATGCAAAAGTCTTATAAGCAGCTTGCTATGAGTGTGTTTATTCCTTCTGGTACAGAGGAACCTATTCCAGATGAAGACGGAGTTGTAAAAGATGAATATGCAGTACGCCTTACTCCAGAAGATGATACGCTGGAAGGCTTCATCATGCGTAAATGCTCCGTTGAAGTTGAGGAAGAATGGTCGTCCGCAAAAGGAAAGATGTTAAAATACATCTTTAGCTCATTAAAGCCCAAGACGGGTAAAATGATTGAGAAGTACAAAAAAGCAGAATCATTAGATGTAGGTTAATTGAACTATGAACAAGGGAAAAGACAACATAGAAGGGCTTGTGTCTGATACGATCTTACAAAAGCCGTATTCTATACAGATAGGACAAGAAACATACAAGGTTGCATCTCCTTCTATTGCTACTCTTATCCTTGCTTCTGAACTTATTTCTCAGCTTCCTAAAGTAGAGTTAGACAAAAGCCTGGTTACATTTGAATCGCTCCGTATTGCGAAAGATTGTAAAGTTTTAGGCGATATTGTAGCTACTCTCATTTTAGGAGCTGAGAATATAACTACAGAAGCGACCGTAGTTCAAAAGTCTTTATTCGGTTTGGTACGCACACGCAAAAAGGTTACGATTGATAACAGGGCTGTTTTATCCGATAAGATCTTGAAACAACTTTCACCAAGTAAAGTGAACGCTCTTACCCTTAAAATCATAAACAGAATGGAGATAGGAGATTTTTTCGGGCTTACCGCTTCCCTGATAGAGATAAACCTTCTCAAACCGACAAAAACAGGAGAAGCGGATCCGAAGGAAACGATAGCATCTGGGCGGTAGTAGCAGGAATGGCAAAGGCTTATAATCTGACTTTTGATTATATCCTATACAAAATGAGTTTTGCGAATGTTCGTCTGTATAATGCGGTTCTGCCTTCTTTCTCAGCAAAAAAGGATGGTAAAAAAGATACTGGCATTATTCTAAATGGTGATGATCCCAATAATCAGGATGCAGTAAATAACGCAATATTTGACGTAAACGAAGATGAATAACAACGAAGGTACAACATGGTGGGCTTTAGGATTGGATAACGCCAAATTTGAAAGCGATGTGGCGAAATCTAACTCTCTTTTCCGAAGCATAGGCAACACAGCCGAAAAGGAAGGTAGCAGGATAGACAATATTTTCCGTAAAATAACGGTTGCTGCAACTGGATTTTTCACGGCTCAACAAGCGTTGGGATATGCTCAGAATATAGCTCAGGTAAGAGGCGAATACCAACAGTTAGAAGTTGCCTTCAATACCATGTTGGGCAGTAAGGCTAAAGCTGATGCTTTAATGACACAGCTTGTTAATACTGCTGCTAAAACTCCGTTTGATCTCGTTGGTGTGTCAAGTAGCGCAAAACAATTACTTGCTTATGGTATAGCTGCTGACAAAGTGAATGACACTTTGGTACGGTTAGGAAATATCGCTGCTGGCTTATCTATTCCATTACAAGATATAGCCTGGTTATACGGTACAACCATGACACAAGGCAGATTATACGCTGAGGATCTTAACCAATTTACGGGTAGAGGTATTCCGATGATTCGTGAATTGGCTAAAGAGTTGGGTGTAGCTGAAAATGAAGTTAAGGCTTTGGTTTCCGAAGGAAAGGTAGGATTCCCCGAAGTTCAGAAGGTTATAGAAAACCTTACAAATTCTGGCGGTATGTTCTACAACCTGATGGAAGAGCAAAGTAAGACTATTACGGGTAAGATCTCCAACATGAGCGATGCTATTTCTGTAATGCTTAACGAAGTAGGGAAAGCTAACGAGGGAACAATCAATTCAATACTGGAAACTGGTATCTCCGCTATAGAGAACTACGAGGCTATCGGTGAAACTATACAAGAATTGATTGTTACTTATGGCTTGTACAAAGCTGCTGTAATTTCGGTTGCTGCTACAAAAAATGCCGTTACTACCATTAAAGCCACTGGAGAAGCTGAGGAACTAAGCAAATTGCTTACTGTAGAGCAGCAAGCAGCCATTTCAAAACAAAATCTAACCAAAGGCACGTTAGAGTATGCAACTGCCGTAAAAGCTGAAATGGCAGCAAATATAGAGGCTCAAACCGCAGCTTTAGCCAAAGCTCGTACAGAGGTTTCAGCAGCCAGCCAAGCCGTAGCAGCCAAGAAAGCCGAATACCTTGCTGCTAAAGAGTTGGAGAAGCAAAGATTAGCAGAACTTATGTCTATCGGTGCTACTGGCTCCGCAAAACAAGTAGAAGCAGCAGAAAGAAAATTAGTCGCAGCCGAAACTGCCAGAGAAACAGCAGCCTTACAATACCAAGCAGCCACACGTGATTTTAGCACTAAGAAAGTAGCGGTAGAAACGACTGCTAAAACATTGAATACCACTCAGACAGCAGCCAACACAGCAGCACAAGCAGCCAATGTAACTACAACAAACTTGTTGGCAACTGCAAAGCTCAGGCTTACGGCTGTAGCTACCAGGTTGAAAGCCGTTATGCTGGCAAATCCTTATACTTTGGCAGCAGCAGCTATAGCAGCTCTCGGTTATGGTATTTATAAACTTATCACTTATCAGACTGACGCAGAAAAGGCGCAGGAAAAACTAAATAACGCCATATCTGAGAGTGAAAAGGTTATTGGAGCTGAAAGATTGCAAATTGATGCGATGTTTGCACGTTT